TGTTAATGTTCTGCTTGTGGGAATAGTATAGTCTCCTGCAACCATGGCTCTTTCTCCACTAGCAATCGTTACATTGTCAGTAGCTGAACTTCCATTAATCCTGATGCCATCTCTGTAGACAGTTGAACTAAACTTATCCCCAGTTACTGAACCATCTGTAGGTACTACTGAATTGCCTACCTCGCCTAAAGCCAAGATGTAATCAATCGTGTCTGCTGTAGTTAGGTTCTCAGTAAAGATAATGTTTGACCCTGATACACTATAGGCGTTGTTAGGTGCTTGAGTTACACCATTGACTGACACGATTAGTTGTTCTGCCGTTGCAGGGTTGAATGATGCAGTACTCTTAGTTAATGCAAAGGTGTCTGTCGTAGTGGAGATAGTAATACCATCTAGCTGAATGAACTTACCAGTAAGTGGCTGATTACCTATGAATGGCATGGCTTACTCCGTTGGTTTCGTTGGAAATGTAATGTTACTCAAGGCATCATCACTAGGTGTTTGACTTGTTATGTCTCTCAAAGCTTGTCTGTATGTTTTCCATTTAGCAGACATTGTTACATCAGAGTTACCCATGTAATCTGTTTCAACTAGCAGAGCATCTCTTTGACTTCGTAGGTATGCCATACGTCTGTTAGGTGCATCATTATCCCATGCAGTATTTCTTGCATCATATTCTGCTTGTTCTGCATCAGTCATTTCTTGTAGCTGACCATCAACCATTGTGTTTACGTTTGCCATACTACGTCCTTACTCCATATAATTTAACTGTACCACTAGCTATGTTACCAGAGTTAAAATGCAACCTAAAACCATTAATAATACTTGTTCTATTAGCTCCTGCTAACATACCATGACTTTTTGTTGATTGGTGGTCACCACTAGTATTATATAGATTATTACTGCCAAAATAATTAAAAGTAAAAGTTGAACTGTTTACATTTCTTAAATTCAAACTACCAGTTATATGTTCACCAGTAGCATTTCCAATAGGAGCTACTGTTAGTCTACTAACTGTTGAACCATTTGAAGACCCATAACTACTGCCACTATTACTACTATTTTCATAACCATATATACTTCCAGTTTGTAGTGTACCACCTATAAAAACTTTAGTATCTAAATGTACAGCATTAGTAGCTGGAGCAAGATTATAGTCTAAAATATATTCATCATAAGTTCCATTTATGTATGTAGATGAAATGTCATATTGTGCTACAGCACTTGATATGGTGTCACTAAGAAGTAAATCTCTATAACCACCTGCACCACTTACAGTTCCACTAAATGCATAGGTATCTGCTAGGTTCATTGACTCAGCTTGTATTTTACTTAATGCCATTCTATGCTCCTATACTGACGGACAAAGTTTAATGAATTGTAATTTTGTTGTGTTCCAATCTGATCCACCTCTTACAGATAAATTACCACCACTTGAAATACGAAAAAGTATTCTAGTAGTAGAGGCGTTTGTAACATTAAAAATATGAGTTAAAACAATATGACCATGAGAGCCTGATGCCCTACTATTTTGATACCCACCATGTGTCGCTGTAAAATTACTTCCACTATCTGTAGAGTGCATTATTAAAACACCACTAGAATTTCTAGCTGTATCAGGTTCATAAAAAGCAAAACTTAATGTTACATTCCAAATGCCAGTTGAGGGAAATGTCCAATGACCACTTGATGCACTCATGCCACCATTTTTATTTGCAGTACCATTAGAAGTTAATCTTGTCCAAACTAAATCTAAATCGTGGTTATTACCCTCTGTAATGTCTCCAGTATGGTAGTAAAATGTTTCTATTACACTATTAATTTCTGATGCACTACTTGACCCAGTACCACCATTAGCTACTGGCAATACACCAGTAACCTTTGATGTAAGGTCTACTGCACTACTAGCTATCTTGGCTGTGCTTACTGAGCCATCAGGGGGAACAGTTGTTTGTACTGCTCTTGCTAAATAGATTACATAAATATCATCTGAACTTACAACACTACCAGTAAGACTAACTGCTGTACCATTCGTGCTATATGCAGATACTGGCTCTTGTCTTACGTTATTTATATACAATGCTATGTCATTGGCATTAGCGACTGCATGAGTTAATGTAAGGCTTGTGCCACTAGCACCAGTTAAGTCTTGCTTTATAAGACTTGTAAATGCTGTATCTGCTTGGTTTCCTATATATGCCATTATGTACTAATCGAATCCACTCTTGAAACCCATACATCTAAACTAGATGCTGTGCTTGATTGAAAAAACATTCTGTCTCCATTTTGCACCACCATCTTTGCACCACCATCTAATAACTGTAGTGACGATCCACTTGGAATTGGTGCATCTTTAATTATGTAATGTACGTTAGATGAGGTTATAGTATTTCCCATTCCAGTATGTGCAGTACAATAATAATATAATGTTGTTGGAGTTGTTGACGTAGTTGTTAAAGTAAGAGTTGCACCTGCTTGACCTTGTGTTCCACTAGTAACAACATTAGTTGTATAACCTGAGCTGTTAGCACCATTAGCTTCTGTTGCTAAAGCAAAAACATGTGACCCACTACTTATCGTATTACTTGATAAATCAAATGTATAAGTAAAACCTTTGTATATTGTTATAGCTGGTTTAGTTTGACCATCTATTAAAAAATTACTACCTGATACAGTTACTGCAAATGTAAAATCAGAGCCATAACTAAGAACACTTGATGTCATAAAACATGATGCCGTTATAGCATTGGCACTTGTGTTTGCCATGTTAATACCAATGATCGTGTCATCAGAATTAAAATCTGCACCACTAGGAATATCATCAGGTATTGTACCTATCCCAGTTAGTATATCTCGTTCAAAATCTTGAGCCATATTTTACTCCCTTATAGAGCCACAGCCATTGCTGTAGCAAATCCCTTAGTTGAAAATGTTGATGTGTCTACTGCTTCAATAGCTACCCAAGCAGAGCCATTATAATACTTTAAACTTTGACTAGTTGAATTGTAATACAAGTCTCCAGCACTTACTGTACCACCACTAGGATCAGAAGAATGAGTTCCTTGATATACATTAGAAAAATCTGTGGCATTAGTTTCTGCTTGTTGTGCATAATACTTTGCAGAAAATAATGTGCCATCTACTGTACCAGCAGTATAAGTTGCCCAATCTTTAGCAGAGTGTTTGCCAGTATTAGAACCTCTATCTATTGCTCCAACTGCATAACCTTTTGCAGAATATTCATCTCCAGTATTTACATGAACTGTTGCACTAGGATTAGTTCCACCACCTAACGCCCATTCTTTAGCAGAACCACTTACGTCAGTTACACCAGTACCACCTACGGCTTGTGCTTTTGCAGAAAAATCAGAAGTACTTGGCACAACACCATCTACTTTAGTAGCGTAGTTTTGTGCTTTAGTAGCATTGTCAGAAGCATTATTAATTGCAGTTAAATTATTTGCAACTGTAGTTACATTACCATGTATATTTGCCACAGCAGATATATCGTTTGCTTTTGTATTTAAATTACTTAATGCATTAGTAGCAGTTGTGCCATCTTGTAAATGTGCCAATGTTGTAATGTCAGCAGTAATACCACCTAATGAAGATATGTTTGAAGATATGGTAGTTAATGAAGTTGCATCAGTTACAGAAAATGTGGCTTCTGGATTTCCAGTAGAAGAATTAAATCCTAAAAGTTTTCCTAATCTATCGGCTTTAGCTGGTAGTGTCATATCTACAGATGTTGGATCTTGAACAGGAGCTTGTAAGGATCTTGCATCTCTTTCTTCTCTATCTCCAAGAGCCATTGTAATAGTATCGAAATCATTTTCTAAAGATGATGCTGTAACATTTCCACCAGATGTATATAGAGAAGTTCTAGCTAAAGGTATGTCTGATAAGATTGTTACTGTAGTCGCATTAGAAGGAGCTGTAACAAACACCACAGAGCCAGTTCCAGTATTTGATAGTCCAGCTCCACCAGATCCATTTTGTACAGCATAATTAGCTGATCCTGTCCCTTGAGTTTTTAAAACTCCATCAACATAAACTTTGATATCTGATATTTCATTGACTTGAAATGAAAAAGCAAAAGATGTTGTACTACCATTTCCAGTTAAAATAGCTCTTCGTAAAGTATCATTTACACTAAATGTTGCCATACTCTATACCTTCCTTATAGTGATTGTACAGTAAAAATAAAATTGTGTCATCTCAATTATCTTTCCTAGTTTACTGCATTTTCTAAAATTTCATCTCTTTGTCTTATAGCTGTATCTAGGTCAGCTTCACTTGGAGAATTGATCATAGGTGGATTTTCTCCAAACTCATTTTCGTAACTTTCCCTTTGGTTTTTTACAGCTAATAAATCTGGATATTCTAAAAACATAAGTTTCTTAGCTATATCTTTGTATTTACTATCTATTCTTCTTAAGATAGTTATCTTATGTTTTCTATTTGAGGATACTAATTCTGGCTGTACAGTACCTTCAAACATTTTAAGATAGCTTTCTTCTCCATCTCTTATTTCAAAAGCTCCATCAAATTCAGTTTTACCTTCAATTATATTTTTAAAACTCTCTATTGCAGTAGGGATGTTTCCTTCAGATATTTTATTTTTATATTTAGTTGCCATCGGATTATTATATAACTCAATATATCTTTGATATTGTTTACCAGATAATTCCAACATAGGTTCTCCCATGTTTTTAGGTAGGTTATTAAATCCTAATCCTATTCTATTAAGTTCTGTATTAATAACATTCCCAGCTTTTTTATTTATAACTCTGTATGGAATAACTGTTTCCCATATTGCACCATTTGTCTGTTTAATTGGTTCATTCCATCTATTAGTTTTATCTGGTAAAGTTTTTGAAAAATAAGGCATCCTTGATCTAAGCCTGTTTAAACCTTCGTAATGTCCTTTAAGAAATGATGGCATACCAATAGTCGGAATATATCCATATCTATCTTCTGGCATAACATTAGAAGCTTCTGGACTAACGTATCTTTCTACAGTACCAGACATTCCTTGACCGAATAATCCACCAGTTCCAATTTGCTGTGCTATTGTTCCACCAGTTGTTGTTACTTGCTTTGCAATAAGTTCCATAATTCTTTTAGATTTACCATCTTGAGTTTCAAAACTAGATCCAGCAGTATCTATCAAGCTTCCAATAAATTGTGTCATAGGAAGGGATGTAGCAACGTATCTTGTACTAGCAATAGTTGTATTTAAAAAAGCATCAAATAATTTTTCTTGATCATTAGTATATCTCATTGTGTAAGCTGTATCTGCAAAGAAACCAAGTACACCAGATAAAGGATCAATACGTTTATAACTTATCCAATCCCAAGTTCCATCGTCTTTTTTTACTCCTATAGAATATGGTTCATGTGTTTCTAACCATGTTTTTCTAGCTTTAGGATTTGTTTCTCCATATCCAGTTATAACAACATCATCTGATATTAATCCAGATGAAAGCATCATTGTAGTAGCTCCCATTCCAGATCCTAAACCTATCTTAGCAAGAGCTTGTTTTCTTTGTAATGCTGATCCATTTATTAATTGATCTCTCATAACAGATGGCAATAACAATGCCATTGGTGTTCTTTCCATAATTCTTTGCACTATCTTTGTAGGAGTTTTATAGAAAGGTATAAATATTTTCATCAATGGATTATTTAAAATAGCACTAGCATTTGGACTTCCGAGCAGTCCTTCTAAATCATCTTGGAAAGTAGCCATCTTAGCAAACTGACTAGCTTCATCAAAAGCTGTTTGTGAGTTTAATGTTTTTAAATGTGCTTTCTTTGCTTCTTGATTTGCATAATCTTCTAATGTTCCTGTAAAACCTTTAGGAACTTTGCCTGTATCTAGAACAGCACTATAAGCATCTTTTTCAGCTCTTATAGATAATGCTTCTAATTGCATACCTCTTTGTAGTGCTTTAAACATATCATCCATTGCTAACATAGGTCTGTAACCTTGCAATCTCATCATAACACCAAAGCCATCTGCAAAATGAGCAAATGCATTTTCAGCAGTTCCACCACCTTCTTCAGTATTTCTAAGTCCATAAGCTTCTCTGCTTATAGCTTTCATATTACTTTCTAATTTTGTTGATGCTTCTGTCATACTTTTTTCATGTCTTAAAGCATACATTCCAGCTTTAAATGCTTGTGGCATATATTTGAATTGAGCCTTGAACATAGCCAAAGCTTCAGCACCTTCTCCACCTAAAGCTCTTTCAGCAATTAATAATTGTTGAAATGCTAATTGACCAGCAAAGTTAAATGAATGAGTTAGGGGATTAGATAATAAAGCTGATTGAAATATTTCAATTAAGCTATCTCCAGCTTTTTTAAACAAGCTATGTTTTGCAAATTGATTTTTTTGCATACCAGAAGGAAGTCTATTGTACATGGCTAGGAATTGTCTTAATCCTTCTTCTCCACCATATGCTTCAACAAACTCTGCTAGATTAGATTCATTTATTACAGCAGTACCAGTTAATCCACCATCTACAGCTTCTAGCATAGAACTCATAGCACCAACTCTATTTGCAGTAGGGGATGATATAATTTTATTTGATACTAATGCTCTTCCTAAATCTTCCTGTATTTTGTTAAGTTGAATACTGGCATAACCTTCTATTGATATTGCTTGTGAAGCCTTTGCCAGATCTAATAAATTCCCAGATTTTATAGCTTTATCTAATAATTTTTTGGCATTTATTTGTAATGATATAACAGTTTTTCTAGTAGCTAAAAGCTCTGCATCAGAAAATATTGGATCGCCTTTTTTTCTATTCATTAATTTTAGAAAAATATCGACTGATCCTATTTTGTTTGCATCTTGTATAATTTCTTTAAATCCACGATTACCTTTTTCTAATATTGTTTTACCATCTACTTTAGCATCTCTATAAGCTAGATATGTTGAAGCTAGAAATTTATCTAAACTAGCATCATCTCCATCTAAGCTAGTAATCTTGTCTAGGTTAGGAAGAATGACTTGCCCATTAACTTTAAATTTTTTCTGTTTACCACCTTGTTCAGAAACTTTAATTGGTTGTGGACTATCAGCATAACCACTAAGTAATTCCATTTCGTCTGGATTTGCATTTCTAATTTTTAGTTCGCCATTAGCTGAAACAACTAAAGGATTTTCATCAACAGATTGTTCTATAATATTTTGATTATTTAACTTAGCTTTTTCTCTAGCTATCTTAACTGCTGGAGCTACTAATACATCTGCAACTTTAGAAATAGGTTTTGCCATAGCAACTTTAACATAATCATTTTCATCATTAAGGATTTCGTTTCCATTAATGTCTTGATCGTTAGCTACAATAGCATCGTTAGGTAATACAGGAGATATAGTTTCTTCTTCTATTATTTGATCATTAGGTATTGCCATCTGTAACCTCACTATTCTCGCCTTGTGAACTCATCATCCCAGCTCCTAGTAAACCACCAGCAGAAAATAAAGCTTGTCCTTTTTTTACTGTTTCTTTTACTTTTGGAGTAAGTTTAATTGCTAATTGTGGAAAATCATCTAGCTCTGAAGATCTATTTCCTTTCATCATTGTAACAGTACCAATAGAACTATTATCTATTTTACCAACTACTTTATTAATTACTTTAGGAAGAACTTTATCGTAATAAGTTTTTAAACCTTGATTGTTCCATCTTTTAGCATGAATAATACCAGCACTAAATGCGATGCTGTCATAACCTTCTTCTTCAGCTTTTGCCATTAATCTCTTAATAGTTAATCCTGTCCATTTATTTGTATCGGTAACGAATGGAGCTTTTGGAATATCAGAAAACATTTCAGAATGTGTAGTATGTAGCTTTTGCATAATATCTATAACATCTTTAGTTTCATCTACTCCAATATCTAATTGTTTCCCATCTTTATATATTTTGCCTTGTGCTTTAGCATCCCCAAACATATTATATAAAACATGATAAGTATTTTTAGTAGGTTCAAATCCTTTAGCTCTTACAAGAAAATAATCTCCATATGGGACTTGTTCTCCATCTATTAATATAGTGTAATTGTTTAATGTTTTTATACTTTTTGAAGTAAGATCATCAATTTTACTTTGTATAATTTTAGCTTCGTTTTCAGTTGGCTTAAATCCACCTTGCCTTCCTTGTTGTCCCCAATCAGATTGAATTTCTTCTACAAAAAACACCTTGCTTCCATCATCTGCAATTCTATCTGTATGTCTAATTGATGCTAGAATATTAGCATCTTCATAATGTGCAGTTTCATAAAAATCGCCTTCTTTACTATTATTTAATATCAATTTAGTTTCTGTATAATTTTCTCCTGTTTCTCCTTGATCTACAGTATAGTCTTTCCATCTAGCACCATCAAAATATGCATTTATATCTCCATTTTCTTGTGCATGCATTTCAGCTTGTATTTCAGCTTCATTGAATGAATAAATGCCTACATCCTCGCCTGTAACATTATCCGAAGTATCTAATCTATTTTGCCAGTTTTTACTGTCTTCTCTAGTTCTAAATATTGAATAACCAACACTATCATTACCTGTAATAGTGTAACCTGTATTATCATCTGTATATATTCTAATAGGATCGGCATAATACTCATCTAATGCTTCTTGCATTGCTCTTGCTTCTGTCATTGGTGGATCTAGATCTGTTTTCATTTCATTAAAATCATCCATTATTTCACTTGTTCTGTTAGTAAAATAATCATCCCCATAAGCTTCATCTATTGTCATTGTTGATAGTAATTGATAACCACCATTATTTACATCATCCTCTGGATGTAAGCCTTCTTTTCTTAAATCTTTAATATAATTATCATCTCTATCTGCACCAGATCTAGAATTATAGAAATCCATTTCTTTAACTGTTTCATCATCCATAGATGTTTCTTCAACAACTCGAATTCTATTGTCATTGATATGCTGTTCTATTTCTGTCTTAGTAATTTTGTCTTTACTCAAAACTTCATCTAATCCTAGCCAATCTAATTCATCTTGCTTAACACCAGCTTTAAGCAACATTCCTTTAAATTGCTGTCCAGATCCTTTTTCTTGTTTTAACTTTTTAGTTTCTTCTAATGCCTGTGAATAGAAGCCTAAATAATCTTGATCTACTTTAGGTGTAGTTTCGTCTAAAGCCTTTCCTATTTTGCTTAAACCTTCAGCAATCGGCTTTGTAGGATCAACTCCCATATTTAATGTAGTGCCTGTGTCTGGATTGTTAGCTAAATAATTATCAGCTTCTTTCCCAGCTCCGACTAACATTCGTCTGCCACCTTCTAAAACAGAAGCCATACCAGCAGTTGCTCTATCTCCTAAAACAGTACCAGCAACTCCAGAAAAACCAGCTTCAACAGGATCAAATCCATCTTGAACTTTTGCTTCTACTTTAACATTTTGTCTGGCTAAATTATCAGCCATTGTAAGAAATCCAGCTTCAGCTCCAGTTGCCATTGAAGCTTTTGTAGGTGCAGATAAAATTGTATTTTTAAGAAGTTCCTTAAATCCCATTCTAGTCATTTGCTGACCAGCATATTTACCAGCTACTCCAATTCCAAAGGTAGCTAAAACACCTAAGTTAAAAGGATCTGTAGCCATTGCTAAAGCACCTTTGCCAAAGTTCTTTAATGTCATTCCATCTCTATCTGCTGTTTCCATAAGATAGTACATTGCCTTTGCTACTTCTGGTGGTGCATTATTTAACTTAGCTGTATTAAAAGCTAAGGCTGTAAAGTTATAATCAAAAGCATTCATAAAATTTGCTCCCCATGTTGCATAGGCTTCAGCATTTTCTAATTGTGCATTTTCAACAGGATATCCAGCTTGTGTAACGCCTTTATAAATTTCTCTAGTTTCTGTACTTCCAAAAGGCTTGGCATTTGGATTAAGATAATTATACAACATCGTTGATGCAGAAATCCAGTTGGGATCATTTAGCTGACTTCCTTCTGGCATATTCTGGGACATAGATATGACTTCTGGACTAGCAAGACCAAACTTACTTTCTTCTCCTAAATTTCCTTCGATCATTACATGGGGAAGGGGAAGATAGTTACTTCTAAAGGCATCGTAATCATTAGCTTCAACAGTACCACTTTCAACACCAGTTGGATATTCTCCCCAGTTAAGAGGAGCTTCTCCAATACCTTCTTTAGTTTCGCCAGTTATAGGATGCTTATAAACAAAAGAATTAGGAACATTCCTTACAGCTTCTAATTCAGCATATATTTTATTGAACTCATCCATTTAATAACCTTTTATTTTTGTATTACCTTGTGTGGCATTCCAGCTTTCTATTCTGGCTCTTATATCTATTAATTCTGTTTTTCTTTCGCCATCAGCTAAATTTATTAATCTATTTAAATTATCTTTATTTAAATAATCTCCACCCAGTTCCTGTAAAATATCAAGCTCTGTTACTTCTCCATTTTTTTTGTATGCAAGATAATTTTGTTCTAGCCATACACTAGCAACAAAGTTAACGTCATCTCTTCTTGCCCTATACATTCCTTCTTCAATATCTTTAAGAGTGTTGAACTGCCATGATTTCATAACTGCTGAATTACCTAAAATAGAAACAGGAACTTTTAATCTGGATCTAGCATCAGCTAATGCTCTATTAAATTCTGTATTATTTCTTGCTGTTAAATTTTTAGAAAAAGTATCGTAATCAGATTTACTTAATTTTCGTTCTAATAAATATTTATTAAGAGTAGCTTGTGTAATGATCACTTCTTTTTCATTAAATGCTAAAGAAACCTTATCAAAAATTGATGATTTTGAATTTGGTGCATATTTTAAACTTGGATTTTGATTTAAGATCTCTTGCATTTCGTTTGCTTTTTTCGGATCTAACTTAAACATTTGAGTTATAATTGATTTATATGATTTTAATCCTTCTGTCGGATTTGGATTTAATAATGCTTGTGATGCATTTACATCTAATCTTTTTATTGTATTTTCTCTAACAATATTATTATGAGAAATATTTTTTTCAATATCATCTAAATTTTCATAATAAGCATCTTTAGCTATTTTTTTTAAAACAGCTTTGTTTTCTCCAGCTACTACAGAAAAGGCACTTTGAATTGCTATAGGCAACTTATCCAATTTATTATTTTCTATAAAATCAACAATTTTTCTAGGATCTTGATTTCTAAAAATAGAATCATACACAACGTCTTTAGCTGACTGAAGTACATGATCATCAAATCTTTTTTCATATGCTAAAGCTTCAGAAGGAGAAACTCCTATTGGCATAGATGCTAATAATTTTTTCTTTTGAGTTTCTAGAATTTGTTTAGTTGTAACTATATTTGTATCTTTATAAACAGTTTTGCCATCTTTAGTTATATCTGAGGGAATAGCTTTAGGAAATCCAGATTGTATTATTTTAGGCAGACCATTAGTTAATACATTTTCATAATTTAATACCCAATTTTTTCTAAGTTCTTTTTGTTTGTCTGTAATATATTTTGATGCATAGGTCTTATATTCAGCATTAGCATATATACCCATTGTTGCTTTAAATTTCTTAGATGTAACAGGACTTTCATTATCTAATACATCTGATAATCCAGAGGTAATACTGTCTAATTGTTTGGATACTTCTGTTGGACTAGTATCATTTACTTTTGCATCCAACATAACTTCAGCTATTTTTTCTTTAGCTATTAATGTTAATTTATCTGATGTAGCTTCAAGAGTAGCTGTTCTAGCATATCTACCAAAGACAGTATCTTTATCTCCAACAAAATCTAATTCAGTATTACTTTCAGAAGCATCTAGTAATTGTTTTTCTGTGGGAGCATTTAAAGCACCATATTCAGCACCTTCAATCTTAGCTGTCTGTGTAGCATTACGAAAAAATACTTCTGCCATTCTATCTAGACTATTACTAAGACCAGCAAGATTATTAGATCTGGTTTTTTCAAAACTAAAATCAACAGTCGGCATCCTTAGTGCCAGACCTTTTGTTTTATATCTTTGGTATCTATCAGCCATATCTATTGTCCACTTGGCATATATCGATTTCTTGGTATTGGTGCGAGAAAATCTGATCTTGTTCCAGTTGTTCCATAATCCATGTATGATGGATTTAAGAAATTATTAGATGTTGATGCAGTTTGAGCTGGTGCTGATCCTATGGTTGAGTAATTGTAACCAGCCATAGCGACACTACTGACAAGCTGTAATGTTGCAAACTTCATAGTATCTCTGGCAGAAGCTCTTAGACTTTCAGCTTGATATTCTGCCTGTTTCATAACTATAGAAGCATTATCTCTAGTAATACTAAAATCATTCATACCAGCTCTTAAACTATACGTTTGTATTATATCTGGTGTTTCTCCTGATTTAAATGGATCTAAATTACCAGAAAAAGCTCTAGCTACGTTAGCTGACATTACTTTGTTAGTTTCTTTTAAAACTTCAATTCCTTGTTGTTTATAGTTAGCTCTATCAACTCTGCCTTTTATTTCAGTTTGATATGCCTGTGATCTCATGTTTCTAGCATCAGACTTTGCTTTTCCATAAGTAGCACCAGCAGAAACAACACTAGCTATAAGATATAATTCAGCTCCACTCATTGACCTATACTCACTTTAAAATCTAAACTTAATACAGTTAAAAAAACTGGTTGAGTTTGTGTTATTGTTATTTGGGCATCTCTGGTATATCCACGAAATCCCATAGTCTTTTTAGTTCCTGTAAATGTTGGAACACCTCCAGATCCAGAAATAGGAAATGTATCTAAAGAAATATCGAAATTATTAATTGAAACATTTTGAGATTTAAAGAGCAAAGGGGATATTTCAAGTATTCGTCTTTTCTGACTTTGTACTGTCCCAGATGCTAATTTAGGTTCAAATGGCATCGTTTTAACTTCAACATCAAAATCTAATCCAGCTTCCATATATGTTGCTGGTTGAGCTATTGTTGTAACTGCTCCAGAAGAAACTGCCACCGATGGATCAACAATATCATCTCTTACAACTGCTACAGTTTTCCCTTCTAAATGAGAATGACCAGTATAACTTGTCCCAGAAAAACTAGTTGTTTTTTGTACAGCACTATCTGTAGTAAAATCATCGTCAAAAACTTCTAAATAGAATTTTGCAGATCCACCAATAGTTCTTTTAACAACAACATAAATATCATCTAAGTCAACAGCGACATCTACAAAATCTCCATCAGTTTTAAAAAATGAAGGAGCTATAATGTTTTGGCTTTTGTTCATCATAAAACAAGCCATAGATCCAGCAAATTCAGTTGATGCAGAACGATAACCATCGGTAGATGTTCCATTGATTATCATTAATAAATCGCCTTCTGTCGTATCTGTGGCTGGTCGTAGAGCCATCTTTTGAGGATCGATAATTAAGTGTGAGGAGAGCAAACTTATATTATTCGCCACATACGACAGCTCTACGTCTGAAAATAGCATTTCTCGTAATGCCTTTCCCTGTCTTTGTATAAATAGAGTTCCCCCTTCAGCTCCTTGAGGTCTTATATTAGCTTTAGATCCTCTTCTGGTTGCTGATTTAACAACGACATTAGAAGGAGTAATTGGTTCTAAATCTGCTTGAGGTAAGAAAAATTCAGCACCAGATGTGAATATTTGTAAATCTCTTCCTGATTTCAAAGCATTAATAGCATTAACATTATCTGTTGTTAGTGTTACTTGAAGAGCATCATCATCTAAACCTTCATCAGCTTTAAAATCAAAAAACTGCCCAACCTTAGATCCAAACAAAGTTGATGGTAAAGTCGCACTTCCACCAAAATAAAGTCTACCCTCATGAAAAGTACAAGTTCTAGGATAACCTCTAGTTGCTGACCAAGCATCTTCATAGCCAGTTTCTAGCTCCCAAGCTCCAGAAGCTATGGCTACATCTTTTTCAAAAAAAGGTGTTTCGGTTACAACTTTAACTACTGTTGATGAATCAAATTCAATTATTCTAGCTCGACCAAAGCCATTTAAAACATTTATATATTGATCTACATTACCAGAAGAAAACACTCCAGAAGAAGCTGTTATATTAACAGTTCCATCAGTTGCATCTGGTGTAATTGTGGCTGAAGGATTTGATGTTGCTTTGGTAAATTGTGCTTTTGGTTTTGTTAAAGATATCTGTCCTATAGTCCATAAATTATTAGCTGTTCCTCTAACTACAGTAAATGGTATTAAATTTTCGTGAACACAAATTAAAGTATCGGTATTTTGTGTAAAATATAATTTTTTTAATTCATAATTACTGACTGAATAAAGTGATCCTGTAGAATAATCTAAATAACTATTACCAGAATTATTAATGTTAGTAATTAAAGTTTGATTTATATAAAATCGAAACCGAATTGTATTTGTAGTATTAAAAGCTGTAGCAACAATCATAAAATTTTGTGTAGTAGAAAATTCAAAAGGAATTAACATTACACCATTAGAAGCATTATCTGCTGTTAGATCAGTTACGAATTTTAACCCAGCTCTTCGACTAAATCCACCTTGAGGCTCTATCAAAACATTCTTAGCAGTTTCTAGAGCTGAATAATATTGTTGTAAATCTATTCGACCTTTGAGTAGAGGATCTATTGCTCCTAATGAAAAGTTAGATTGATATTGTTGCAATCTAGCCATTTTATCTCACATCAGTTAATAAATAATCTTGTATTACAGATGGTGTTTGACCAGCACTATCAATGTTTACTGCTTGTCTAAAAAAGCCACCTCTATATCCTTCTACTGCTACTCCTAATGCTACACCTCTCCAATATTCAGATTTAGCTGTTTGATCAGTCATTACTTCAGCTAAATGCCAAGCTAACTGGTAAGTTAATAATTGTGTAAAATATGAAGGCATATTACCTTCTTCTACACTTCTTTGGTAATCTATAAATATTGCAGTTTGATTTGTTAGTAAGGCTGAATAACCACCTAGAGTAGTTCCCATTTCCCAACTTGTAATAGTTGGACTTCCAGCACTAGAACTTGCCCTGACAGCTCTAGGAACTCCAGTAAGCATATCATTAGGCATTGTGTATTGATATGTCCATTCCGAGTTAGGAGTTTCTACATCTCTATTTAATTCTTTTTTAGCTATTGAGAATGACCACGAGTACATTCCAAGAGTTGTTGCTTTTATATCTGGATAAATTAAAGCACAGGCATTACCAGCAGTAGATCCATCAGTAAAAGAACTTATACTTTCAGCACCAAGAAGGAGAAGAGCTTTATTACAAATTCTTACTTCAGTATCTCCAGATGCCATTTATTCCTCCAAGAAGTTAGTTAGAAGCACACTTAAATATATGCTTCTAACAAATTGTTTTAATACAAATTAATCGCCATCTGTATTTGCTAATGTAGTTCCATTGTTTACATCCACAACTCCAGAAGCATTACTCAAAACATAAAGTAAAGTTGCGACTAAAGTTCCACCAGTTGAAGTGTTAGCAAAGATCATATCTCCAACAGCTACTTCATCTGCAACTGCATTGAAATAACCTTCAGTATTAGCATCAGCTACACTATCTGTTGAAGTGTATGAAAAGATTTGGGGAGCTGAACCTTTTTTGGATTGCCCACCAATAGGATTCCATCCATCTCTAGAAAAAGCCATGATTAAGCCTCCCTTGTTATGATATCACAGATACCATCAGCATCTATAGCAACAGCACCCATAGAGAGCATTGCAGTTACTAAAAATGAAGTTTTTTCTGGGATATAGTTTATTTCAGTCTTAGGAGCTATACCGACAGCACAACCCACAGAAGACTTATGAAAAGCAAAGTTTGTTCTGTCATTACTTCCATCTTTAGTAAGACCACCTTCGTCACGATCTCCTAATACATGAATGGTAAATCCCATGAACTCTCCGATTTGTCCACTTCCTTGAGACAAAGCTTTTAGTGAAGCATAGTCAGCACTAATAGCTCTTTCATCAGCAAGTAATGAAGCTAGACCAGAAGCATGAATAACCATATGACGATCTGTAGCTGGTACGTTTTTAATGTTCAGCTTTTCTGATGCCTGTATGATTTTTCCAACCGAAAGTCCAGAAGCAGTAGCTGAACCTGTGGTAACTACAGTATTAGCAACTGAAGATCCAGCAGAAGCAGAAAGTAATGCATCTAGAATAATTTGGTCTTGCCTTCTTCCGATTGCAGATCCAACAACTTGAGCAAGTTCAGATCTCTCTGAAAAATTTACTTTTTGTTGGTTAAACATATCAGAATACTCTGAAGCAACATAGTCAGTAAGACTACATGAAACAGATGCAAAACTTGTGTTTAAAGGGATAACATCGGTGCTAGGAGTACGAACTGTGGCACTTCCTTTACCAATAGTAGGAAAGTTTACTGTGTTTCCTTCCACACCAGTTCTAGTACGAACTATTCCTTGAAGCATTGAAGTACCTTGATAGGCTTGTTTTACCTCTGCATCGAATAATTGTACAAAAGCTGGACTAAGATTTGTTGACATAATCAACTCCTGTATAAGTTAAAAAATGAACACCATCTAGGTTGTTGGATAAATCCAGCCTTTGGCTACAGATTACGTTCTGCAACGTATGATTTCTCATAAACCAAATCTGCCTATAAAAAATAGGTTATAGATTACTTCTAAATTATAGCACAAGCTGGAGCTTGTAAAGTCTTAATGATACTTATAGAGTTTAATCAGATTTATTAGGATATCTTTTTTCATACTCTTGCTCGACACTTCGAGTATAGGCTGGATCATTTCCATATTTAGGATCAGCCATCATATTAGCCATTCTAACAGAAAACTCTGGTTCACTTTCTTTAGAAGAAGATGTTTCTCCAACTGGAATTTGTCTTGTATCTCCCATCATAGCTCTTAGCTTTTGCAGAGTTCTTTGACCAGAAGCAGTAAAACCTAAAACATCTATTTCAGCTCTTTCTTCTTCTGTAAGCTGACCTTTATTAACTAATGCATTTGCCCATTGTTTATTAGATTTAATAATAGCTTCTGCATTATTTCCTAGTTTTTCTAATTCAGCTTTTTCTTCAAACTCATAACTTTGTTTAGTTTCTCCTGATAAGCCTATGATTTTATTAGCTAAGTCCTCAAAACCATTTTGATTTACACCATTTGATTTACACCAATCAACATAAGTTTTAACCATTGGATCTTCAACATCATAACCCTTAGACGTTAAAGCTTCTGTGTCATATTTTTCTGGAACTTTGTGCTTTCCTTTAGAAAAGTTTTTTTCTAATTCAGCTAAAGACTTAAATGCTTCTTCTTCTCTGACTTTACCTGTTTTGGCATCCCAGAACTTTTCTGGAATATGCTCTGGTCTTTCTGCTATTTCTTTTGCAGTTTCAGAACTTTCAGTATGCGAGATATTATTCTCATTAATACTTTCTGGATCTTGATTTGTTTCATTTTCTACCTCTACACTTGCCATTAATCCTTGAGGTGGTTGATTAGTCTGTTCGACTTGTTGTTCTGTTTCAGCCATAGGTTCTCCTTATCCTTTGCTTAATTTCTCTTATTACTGAATTTTGTCCTTCTCTAGCATAGCCATAACTGGGATCTGCTGAAGGTATCCATGCTGGTTGGTCAAGATAAACTTTTTCAAAATATTTTAAAACATTCTGCCCAGCTTCAGTATTGAAACATTGTGCAAAAGAAATATCTAAATCATTTTGTTCAGTTTTATTTTTAAATGGTTGAACTGTAGAATTTAATCCATCCCAGCCAACAGCATTAATTGATCTGATTTTTTCAGATTGGTTAGCCATTATTTTTTCTTTTTAGTTGTTTTTCTTTGTAAAGTCGCTAAAGAAACTGGTGTATTTTTTTTCGTAGAAGTCATTCCAGATTTCTTAGGTGGTCTTCCTTTAGTCTTTCCATAAGTTCCTTTTCCCATCGGCATTAGCTTTTCCTTTCTAAGTTAAGTCCATTTAGTTTTGTTTGCCCAATAAGCACCAGACATTTTGCCCTTTGATATATTGGCTTGGTGTCTAGCCTTAAAAGAATTAGATTTTGGAGTTTTTTTACTACCATCTCCAGAAACTCCTTGCTGACCAAATCGAATTGTTTTGGTTTGACTGCCAACTTTAGCAACAACAACATGAGATTTAGTTTTGTGGTTAGGTGTTTTTTTTGGTTTGTTGTAAGCAGAAACACCAGCATTTTTTAATTTTGTATCAACCATAGTTAACCCATAGGCTGTTCTTGAGGTTGCTCTGGTGGCATTTGTCCCTGTTGCATTTCCATCTGCTGTTGAGCTAACTGCATTGTTTGTTCCATTATTTGCTGTCGTTCTTCGTTAGTTGTTCTAAGAGAAGAGGGAACTCCAAGCATATCAGCTAAATAATCTCCTACTTTATCCATCTTTAATAATGATCCACCGACAGCTCCTAATTGCTGGGACATTTGTAAAAATGTCAGAACATCATTTACTTTATCTTTATTAGAAGCCATAGCCAGAGGAGATACTGGAACTATCTTCACTTGTAGTCCATCAATCTTCAATGGTAGTTCTATTATTCCCATTTCATCCATAAGCTCTAAAGTTCGTCTTACAATAGGGACTAAACACTCACTAATTAATCTTCCAAACGATGCACCCATATTTTCAGATAATGAAGTTATCTTATGTTGTATCTCTAAAGCAGTTCTAGCTGACATGTTCTCTGGAGCAATCTCATCATCTAACATCATTCTTTTTATGTTAGCTCGTAAATCATTTGTTAGGATCTGGGACATATTAGCATCTCCAGAACGAGGTAAGGGAGCTAGTGAAGCTCCTCTAGCTCCACCATTAGAAGATACTCCAATAACAGATCCAGCTTGTATTGATATTGTCTGGGGATTTAGCACTCCATCATCGACAGCAGTAAACACTCCACCGATAGAAATTGATGCATTTTTAAGAGTTAATTCTGTAACCTTATTTAAAGTTTTAATATCTGGTAATGCCATTAAAGCAACACCTCGACCATATTTTTCATTACTAGCCACCATATATCGGCTAATTACAAATGGCATACCTTTTAGAGTTCTGGAAACTAGCTTGTGATCTCCTTCCATAGTCGATACACAATAATAGATAAATCCATCTTTCTCATAAGTAGCTTCTAATAATTCTACTTTTTTTGTTGGATCATCTAAATATTTATCAGAAACTTCTTTAGGAATTTTAGCATCTGGAAATTCTTTGATTATT